ATGAAGGACAATTATTTTTTAATTCAACAGCAAACGCTTTTAAAGAAACGATAACAGATTTACCTGGTGCATCATGGGCTAGTGGCGGATCTTTAAATACAGCAAGAGGATATAACGCAGCATCTGGATTACAAACTGCAGCACTATTAAGCGGTGGTGCAAAAAACACAGAACCTAGACCAGCAGCACTCGTTGAATCATATAATGGAAGTTCTTGGACGGAAACGGGTGATTTAAATTCAGCCAGATATGGCGCATCAGGAGCAGGTCCATATACAGCGGCAATAGTTTTTGGCGGATATTTTAATAATGCTAGTTATGTAGGTTATACTGAAAGTTTTAATGGTTCGGCTTGGACAGAGGTAAATGACATGAATACTGCTAGAAGTCAGTCTGGAAGCCTTGGAACAAATACAGCCGCTTTAGCATCTGGTGGAGAACATCCAAATAAAGCAAATAATGAGTCTTGGGATGGAACCTCTTGGACAGAAGTAGGAGATTTAAATACTGCTAGACACGGTCTAGGTGGAGCAGGGACACAACCAGCAGGTTTAGTTTTTGGTGGTCAAACCCCCATAACAGGTAAAACAGAGTCTTGGGATGGAAGTTCATTTACAGAAGTTAGTGATTTGAATACTGGTAGAAGTAGTGTAAGTGGCGCAGGAACTATTCAAACGTCAGCATTAGCTTATGGAGGAAATGACCCATCAAGCGCAGCTACAAATAAAACGGAAGCGTGGAATGGTTCAAGTTGGTCAGAATTAAATGATTTGTCTACCTCTGCTTATGGTGCAGGTGGTAATGGATCCTCAAGTTTAGCTTTACAAGCTGGTGGTTATAATGGTTCTACTTATATTACAACAACAGAAGAATGGACAGCAAGTTTAGCTAACAAAACAATTACAACGAGTTAATTATGGCAACGTATAAGGAAATAAAAGGCGTAACAATACAAACACTAGATAGCGATCCAGTTGTTGGAGGAGTGGCTGGAGGATCATTTTCGTCTGGTGGAAATTTAAATACACCTAGAGGTAATGCAGGTGCTTCTGGATTACAAACAGCGGCTTTATATTTTGGTGGTGATGGACCTGCAGGGCCAGCAATTGCAAATACAGAACAATACGATGGATCTAGCTGGACAGAAGTTAATGATTTAAACGTTGCAAGAGGACAACAATTTTTTTCTAATCAAGGCACACAGACTGCTGCATTGTCCGCAACAGGTAGTCCAGTACAAACAAGTGTTGAAAGTTGGAATGGTAGCTCATGGACAGAAACAACAGATTTAAATACAGCTAGAAGAAATGGTGCTAGTCTTGGAACACAAACAGCTATGGTAGGAACAGGAGGATGGAATGGCTCCGCGTATGTAACTCTCACAGAAATTTGGAATGGATCTTCTTGGACTGAAACTGGAGATTGTCCAGATGCTAAATTTGTAAGTAGAGGTGGGGGAGGTACAACCACTGCAGGGATAATTGCTGGTAGTTATCCTAATGGAGACGTAGATAGCTCTCAAACATGGGATGGTTCAACATGGACTGACGGACCAAATATAAACACAGGTCGATCAGGTATTGCTTTTTCTGCAGCATCTCAATCAAGTGCTTTAGGACATGGGGGAGGTGTAGGAACTCCACAAGCAGCACAAACTAAAACTGAATTTTTTGATGGAACATCTTGGACTGAACTTGCTGATTTAGCTACAGCCAGTCAACAAGGTGGTGGTGCAGGTAATTCCTCAACAGGTATTCATTATGGAGGTTATGGTCCTGGAGCTTTAACCACAACTGAAGAATGGACAACAGCACCTGTAACAGCAGCTATCTTAACAGAAGGTTCTGTATTTTTATCTGGAGGCACAACGTTAAAAGGTTTTGGAAAAGCGGCTGGGATACCTAGTGGAGTATGGGCATCTGGTGGTAATTTAAATCAAGCTAAATATTCTAATGTAACAATGGGAAGTAATACTGAAGCAGTAACATATGGTGGCTATAAAGAATCACCAAACGCTATTTTAGATCAAACAGAAAATTATAATGGTACTTCGTGGACTGAAGTAAATGAAATGAACACAGCTAGATTTAATCATGCTGGAGCGGGAGTTTATAGTTCTGCTATTGCTTTTGGTGGTGAAAAATCAGGGCCAGCTAATGCAACAGAAACAGAAACTTGGAATGGTACTTCGTGGACTGAAGTAAATGATTTGAATACTGCAAGAAGAGTTGCGGCAGGTAGTGGAGATAGCAGCACCAGTGCTTTATGTTTTGGTGGTTATCCAAATCCTTCAGGTGCTTTAACAGAACTTTGGGATGGAACAAGTTGGACTGAAGTAAATGATTTAAATACATCTAGATATCAATTAATGGGTGTAGGCACGAGTACAAACGCTTTAGGAGTCGGTGGTAATCCTTCTAGAGCTATTAATGAAAAATGGAATGGAACAAGTTGGACTGAAGTTAACGATATAAATACTGGAAGACAAGCAGGAATTAGTGGAGGAACTATAGGTATTGCTTTAATAGCAGGTGGATCACCTAATAAAACTGAAACTGAATCTTGGAATGGTACAAGTTGGACAGAACAAAATGATCTATCTACAGGTAGAGGTCAAACAATCGGAGGTGGTGTTAGCCCAGCAGTTGCAGCTATAATGGCTGGTGGAGAACCTCCTGCACCAAGTATTGGTGCTTCTACTGAGGAATGGACAGTTGATGCTACGTTATCTGATGTAACCGTATCGTAGACTTGACCTTTATATAGAAAGGTATATAAAGAATTTAGAAATGATAAAGGAGAAAATATGTCAAAAGAAAAACGTAATATAGCAACTAAGCTAGAAACAGAGTCAAAGTATTTAACAAACATCTTAGATAAAGATGATGTTAAAAGTTTTAAAAAATTAATACCTGAATTACAAGATACATGGATGAAGAAACAAATGTTTCGTACAGAAACAGAAATGAGATTTTCTGTGTTATCAGATAATAAATATCCAACTAAAGCTGCAAAGTATTGGCAGTCTGTTAGAGAACAGAACACACATTTTGAAAATTTAGTGCATTTATCTTTTGATGCAAGAAAAAATGAAGTTGAGATAAAAAAACTACAAAGAGACATTAAAAAAGAAAAAGATCTATTAGAGAAAGAACTTAAACAAGTTGAATTAGAAGAAAAATTATATGCAAAAGCACAGATGGAACTTGTTGCCAAACATAGAATGAGAGAGGTTGCCACTTGGTCTAAACTTAAAAAAGAGTTTGATGATGGTAACTTTGATAAAGAAGATGTTAACACGCACCAAGCTAAATCATACCTGTTGAGATTTCAGAGACAAAAAGAAACTATAACTCCTGGCACATCACAACCAGAGGTGTTTAATATCATGGGTCAACTAGAAGCTTTGGAAAAAGGTTTGAAAGAAAACACTTTATCTTTAGATAGTAAAAAAACTAAGAAATTAAAATGAAGTTTGACTTTGTCTATCTAGGGCAAACCGTTTTAAAATATCAAGTCCCTTTAGAAATTTTTGTAGGTCTTAATGAGATTTATGAAAAACAAAAAAAACAATTACCAAAAGCCAACAAACAATTAGTAGGTAAAATAGAAGACGAAGTATCTTTATTTTATTCTGGTCCTAACAACGATAAGATGCATCAACATTGTTTTTTACCACAAGATATACTTAAATGGTTTATGTCTATCTTTGACCACTATACAGATTGGAACAAGATAGGTCCTACACAAAAATCTATAAACTCTATTTGGGTTAATGAAATGAAAGCACACGAATATAATCCTGTGCATATACATCAAGGTAAACTATATACAGGTTTATCTTCTGTGATGATTATGAAACTACCAAAAGAAACAGGTGTTGAATATTCTGCTGAAGAAAAACCTATGAATGGTAGACTACAAATTATTGGTGCAGCTAATGGACAATTTTCTAAAACAGATTATTCACCAAATATGAAGATAGGTGACTTTTATGTTTTTCCATACGATATGAGACACTGCGTATATCCGTTTAACGGAACAAAAGAAACTAGAAGAACGTTAGTCTGTAATGTAGATATTGAATATAATCCTGTATCTTCAAGAACTGGATCGGGGCAAAACGAATGACACAAGTACCACGAATGCCAACATGGCAGTCCTACGTTGCCACAACAATAGAACCAATGTTTACACCAGAGCAATGTAAGATGATTATAGATGCAGGTCACCAGTGTGCACCAGAACAGGCAAAAGTTGGTGGTGGAGTAGAGGGTAAACACGATACTAAAAAAAGAGTAACAACTATATCTTGGATACCTTTTGATAAATTACCACAGATGTATAAAATAATTGAAAACCAATTATCTATTGTAAACTTAAATCATTTTATGTTTGATGGTGTACGACTTACGGAACCTGCACAATTTACCGTATATCCTAAAAAAGGTTTTTATGATTGGCACATGGATCTAAACGCTTTTGGTCAACAAGGTCAGAATCCAATTAGAAAAATATCTATGACTTGTTTATTATCAGATCCATCAGAGTTTACAGGTGGTGAATTAACTTTTTCAGAAATGGGTGATCAAAAACCACTGCCCTTGAAACAAGGACAAGCAATATTCTTTGCATCATTTTTACGACACAAAGTTGCTCCTGTTAAAAAAGGTGTAAGAAAATCTTTAGTGATGTGGTTTGGAGGACCACCGTTTAAATGAAACTACATAGAAAAATATTATTTCCAACTCCTGTATATTTTAAAGATATACCTAACTCTAAAGAATTAAATAAGTATTTGTTTAAAGAAATAAAAAAATGGCGTAAAGCAGATCCTAAAGGAGAGACTAAAACAAACTCTGGTTTTGGTTGGCATAGTAAAACGGATATGGATAAACGAAAAGAATATAAACCTTTAATAGAAGAGTTATTTAAGATGGCTTACGAATGTAATAAAGATTATGGTATTGAAGGCAAATTAGGTCTTGGTAATATGTGGGCTAATATTAATCCAACATATAGTTATAACAAAACACATACACATCCTAACTCAATGTGGTCAGGTGTATATTATATTAAGGTGCCAAAAAAATCAGGTAAATTATTTTTAGAAGATCCTAGACCAGGGCCAAACACACATATGCCTAGAAGAGTAGAAGGTGTGCCAGAAGCATTGTGGAGGGTTTGTGCTTATGAACCTGCAGAGGGTCGCATGATATTCTTTCCATCTTGGCTTCCTCACGGTGTTGATATAAATATGAATACAGAAAAAGGCGAAAAAAATTGGAGAATATCTGTATCCTATAATTTTATACAATTATGAGTTTTAAAAAAAATAAATATCAAGTTATACGTGGTGCTATATCAAAAGAGATAGCAGATGTAGCATATAGATATCTACAGATATCAGCAGAGGCAGATCACTGGATGTTAAACAATGGTGTAACACATGCCGGTAATTCATTGGTTGGTAATTTTAACGATCCACAGGTTCCAAACTCTTACGCTAAATATAGTGATAGACTTATGGAAACATTGTTGGTTAAAACCATAGATGTGATGCAAAAGAAAACAGGACTTAAATTAGTGCCTACATATTCTTACACGAGACTATATAGAAAAGGCAATATATTAAGAAGACATAAAGATAGACCTAGTTGTGAAATATCTACTACACTTAATCTAGGTGGGGATAACTGGCCCATATTTATCGATCCTACGGGGTCTAACAACGTCATAGACGAGTATAAAAACATACATAAGCCTGGTGCACCCAAAGGTGTAAAAGTAGACTTAAAACCGGGAGATATGCTTATCTACTCTGGTTGTGAGTTAGAACACTGGCGAGAGCCTTTTGAGGGTGATTTATGTGGTCAAGTGTTTTTACACTACAATCATGCAGATGGAAGGTTTGCAAAAAGCAATTTGTATGATAAAAGACCAATGCTAGGAATAGTCAAAACTCGTTGATATACAACGCAATCTAATATAATCTGGAGGTCTATGTTACAGAAGATAGGATTTCAACCTGGTATAAATAAACAAGTTACGCCAACGACTGCAGAAGGTCAGTGGATCGATTGTGATAACGTTCGTTTTAGATATGGCACGCCTGAAAAAATAGGTGGTTGGAAACAATTAGGTGAAAGTAATTTAACTGGTGCAGGACGTGGTCTTCATCATTATGTAAATAGTTTAGGTAGAAAATACGCAATTATAGGAACAAACAGAATTTTATATGCATACTCAGGTGGTGTGTTTTATGACATACATCCTATCAAAGGATCGCCCACTACGCTTACAAATGCATTTAGCACAGATAATGGAGAAACAGCTGTTACAATAACTTTTAGTGGAGACCATGGCATATCAGCAGGAGACATAATACTATTAGATAATTTTAGTGCGATAACTAATTCTAATTTTTCATCGACAGATTTTGATAATAAAAAATTTATGGTAACAACCGTGCCAACAGCTACAACTATTACAGTCACTATGCCATCAGCAGAATCAGGATCTGGTGCATCAGAATCAGGTGGTATTAGAGTTCAACACTATTATCCTGTAGGGCCAGCAGTTCAAGCAAAAGGTTTTGGTTGGTCTTTAGGAACTTGGGGTGGTGAAGAGGTAGGAGCTTTTACAACAACACTATCTGGTGCAATTAACTCATCAGCTACAACTGGTATTACATTAGCAGATCCATCACAGTTTCCAAGTTCGGGTACAAACTTTTTATTAATAGGCACAGAAGAAATATCTTATACAGGAATCAATGCATCCAACGAATTAACAGGTGTAATAAGAGGTGTGAGAAATACAACAGCAGCATCTCACGGTGCTGGAGATACGGTGACTAGTACAGCAAACTATGTAGCATGGGGTGAAGCTGCATCTGGTGATTTAGTATTAGAACCAGGTATGTGGTCACTTGACAACTTTGGTGACAAAGCAATTTGTTTAATACATGATAGTGCAGTGTTTGAATGGGATTCATCTTTATCAAATGCAACAGATACAAGAGCAACAATTATATCTGGTGCACCAACTGCATCAAGACATATGTTAGTATCTGCTCAACGTCATTTAGTATTTTTTGGTACAGAAACAACTATTGGAGATACATCTACACAAGACGATATGTTTATTCGATTTTCGGATCAAGAGGATATAACTAATTATGCACAAACAGCAGAAACAACAGCTGGTACAGATAGACTGGCTGATGGATCACAGATCAGAGGAGCTATTAGAGGTCGTGATGCAATTCTTGTTTGGACTGATACAG